CTGATATTTCATTTTGTGTTTGATTAAATTGTTCTTCGATTTGATTTAGCACGTCTTCAAGTACCGCCATTTGTGCAGGATGCCACGTAGCGAGCGCACCCGTAACGGCATCAATGCCTCGGCTTATTTGCATCATTAACTCCTCATCCTCACCCCAAAACGCTACGGATAACGTATTGAGGTAAACTGACAAATCTTGCTCTAAAAGGTTCAATCTGTTCTTTAATGATTGACGGTAGGCCTTGGTGCGTTTTAGGTCGTCCAATGTTTCCGCAAGGGCTTGCATCAACACAACGGCACGGGTAATCGCTAACTGTTCTTTGGTTGGGTCGGGGTAGTTCATAGTGCAGTGTAGTTGTATGTTTTTGAAAGTTCGAACCCTACACGGTTGATCAGGTGCATGGCTTGGAGTGCCTTGTAAAAGTCTTTGTGCTCAATGCACTGGGAACGCAATCGGTACAAGCGTTGCATACGATGGTTTAAAATGTCGAATCTCGATACCCTTGAAAGGTCGATTTTCTTTGCCGTATATTCAGCGTTAACGTGTACTTCCATGGCTTTAAGTTTAATACCTTGAATGAAGTCGATTAGTTGTTGTGGGCTTGTTCTCATTTCATTGTTACTTTTAAGGTTGTTGTACTTCTTTTGATTGGTGGGGTAATGGTAATTATTTCACCGTTTGCATCCACGATGTTTTCGGGCTTGGTCAGTGATCGCAACCACTTCTCACGGGCTTTCAGCATTTCGGTTGTACGTTCTACGTTCTCCTTCAAAATAATCCATTCGATGTCGTTGCAACTCTCGTAGTCGTACTTCACACCCATTTCGGAAGTTGTGGCCACCGCTCCAAACATTTCAGCCGTTTTCCCGTGCTTTTCCTGCTCATTGATTGCAAGGTATTGGGTATCGGTTAAAGTCTGCTCTAAGGCCTTAATAATCATGCGTGCTTTGATTGCAAACTCCAACGGGTTGATATTACCCTCTTCTATTTGAATGCGAAATTCTTGGTGCATCAATTCCACCTGCTCCCTTCCAGTAACAGAAGAAAGCAGGTTGTTTGATTGGGTTATGATATTATCCATTGGCTTGCGTTTTAATTTGAAGTTTGTAGAATGGGTGGAAACGTCCATGGGTTTCGAATTGTTGTTTTCTGAATTCCTTTACTCGCTCCCAATAGGGCATTTCTTTATTTCTTAAAATATTGAAACGTTCATTATGGTAATCTCTTGCTTCTTTAATTTTTTCAAAGCTTCGTTTCTTTTGATCTTCAAGATATTCAGCCTCTTTTTTAAGGTTGTACTTTCGAGCGTAATAAGAAATTAATCCAGGATTCATTTCCAACATACTTGCAAGGTCAACGTTTTTAATCTTTGAATAAAGTTCAATGATTACTTTGATTTTGTCTTCGTGTGTCATGCCCAATCCTTTCCAGTATCTTTTTTGAATTGAGCCTTAACCTCGGAAGTAATGCGATAGTGCGCTTCCAACTTCTTGCATAGTTCAGGGTCGGTTTCGTGAAGTTCCAATAACTTTGAGTACTTTTCAGCGGTGAATGGTTGCAGTTCGTCAGCCTTTGCAAACTTTGGAGCGGATTCTTTTTTGCTCTGAACCTTGTTAATGTCGGCCGTTGTACGTAGGTTAGTTGCACCATTCGCGTCGTCATCTTCTTGAATTACACCGAAACAAGCGGACAAACTGTAACGACGGGCATACGTCAACGCACTGCCGTATCCGTGTGGGTCGTTTTTAGGCGCAGGAACGAACGTAATACCGTTGCTCATAGTTTCTCCCGATTCGTGGATAATAAGCGTTTCTACGCCAACTCCACCCTCTAATCGATGAATGATTAGTGAGTAGGTTAAACCGTTCTCGTTTAACGGCTTCTTGATTGCATCCGTAACGCTCGCAAGGTCTGCGTATTTGTTGCGGAAGTGAGGGTTGGTACTGTCTTTTGTAGCACCTTCGATTTGGGCGGTTGCTTTAACCAAAGCTTTCGCCAAGTTCTTGATGTTTTCCATAATTTTGTTTTGGTTCACAAATATACAAATGAAAGTTAATTGTGCAAACTATTTTTTTAGTCTTTACGATATGGCACGTAGGCGGTGCGGTTTCCGATCTTGGTTGCACGTAAAATTTGCTTACGGTTTCCCGTCTTTGCGTAACTGATATGCACCCAGTCAGGCTCTTGCTTAGTGCCGAACTCCCAAATGATTTGATCGAACTCGGGTAGCTTGCAGGCTTCCTCGAATAGGTGGAAGTTCGATGTGTTTAACGCTTCCATATCGATTGCCTCACCTTTGCAGTGCTGTGAACTTTTGCTTCCTCCAATGGCTCGGTTAAGGTCGGGGGAACGGTAGAAGGAACTTACTCGGATTGCACCAAGGATTTCGCGTAAAGGTTCGAATACCTTTTCAGCGGTTAGCTTCATGGTTTCAACCGTTGCTTCGTTTGGCGTGTTGTTGATTCCTAAACGTGTGGCCGTGTTGCTCTTTGTGGCTTCGGTTAGTGTAATGTGTTTGCTAATCATAAAAAGAATTTAGTTAGTTTTATCAAGGTTTGTTGATCGCAGTACCCCGTGTTAATTACCTTTCGGTAAGTTGGTGGGCTAACTGGTAATCTATGTACGGATATTTTCCGTTCGTTCCTGATTTGCTCCCATCGTTGTGCTAAGGCCGTGGAAACCAAGGGGCGTGCAGGTTTACGCCCCCGTTTGATTTGTTTAATTTCTCGCATTATTTGAAATAACTAAATATGACTGAATAGTTTTCTACCGTGTTGAAATTCATTTTAAAGCTAATCGCTACTCCGATTCCGATTTGCTCGGTGAAACTTGCATCGGTAACGCATAACTCTGAATTTTTTAAGTCCCATCGGATTACCTCGTTAAGCAATTCTCCAACGTGACGGTCTTCGTGGTCGATGTAACCTCGTAGGTGTTTAAAGATTGTAATTACATCGTTGAAAATGTAATGGCTTACGGGGTCGCACATATTCTCAGAATGTGCATGGCCAATAAAGATGTCCCAACCGCAGGAAATAGTGTCGGGTGCTAACTTCCAAAAGCGCAAAGCGTCAACTGGAAATTGTTTGTCGTTCATTGTTTTCATATTAAAGATTTGGTTTAATTAGTTGTACTTGGTAATCGTTCAAACCTGTTGTCGTGTAACCTGTCCAGTTAGTTTGAAACTCGTAATCGTGTTTTGCGCACCAATGGAAAAAGAAGGTTAGCGCATCGATGTAATAAGTAAACCGCTCGATTTGCTCGGTGTGGTTCACTCGGTTTTTGATAATTACTGTTGTCATAGCTTTCTTTTTTGAAGAACCAAACTATTGATTTCAGAAAAAATAGATGCAATTTGAATATCTAATTCTTTTTCGTGTTGTGACATTGGAGATTCAATATCTATGTTAGAATACATTTTCTTTTTTAATGCAACCAATACATTAACTTCATTCAAAAGATTGGTTTTTTTAGCGTCGATTTCTTGAATTTCCATAGTTTGTTTCTCTTTGGTATTTCAAAGGTAAACATAAAATTTAATTGTGCAAACTTTTTACGAAAAAAAATGAAACTTTTTTTTAATCGCATAAAAAAACCCCCGATTTCTCAGGGGTTCAACCAAAAATTAAACTACGAAAACAACGCAAAAAACGTGGCTTGCGCTACAAAGTTACGAATTTATTTTCCTTCGTCAACAGTTATTTGCGAAACAGTCGTAATAATTGTACCTGCCGTGATCAAATAACCGCTCAAAGCTACAATCGAGGCGGGTAGCGAAACTGGTGCAGTAGCCAAAGCGCCCCCGACCACACCAACCACAATACCAATAGTGCGCAGTTTCTTAAAAAATGGAGGGGTGCTTGCCGTCGCTCTTTCATACACCGACATTTCGTTAGCCTTCTTAGGCATCAGGTTTTTTAGATTTTTCATTATTGATAAATTTAGTTGCAAAAATTTCAGTTCCTTTCAATCCAAGGTAGCCCATGATAAAAGCAATACCGTATTCCGCTGATCCGTTCTCCATCCCCAACCCTTCAACCACGATAGGGGTAAGGTAGTTTGCAGAAAATACACCGCTCGGAATACTCACCAACGCTTTCTTCCATGAAAATTCTTTCTTTCCGATCATAACGAGAGAACCTGCAAAGCCTGCAAAGGATAGGCCGAGGTTAATACCGAGGTCATGTAGTAACTGCTTCATAAACATTTGGTGCTTTTTCTTCTAAAAATAAACCTCCATTCGCTTCGAACTCCGCTTTTGCGGTTTCAAAGTTCTCAAAGAAATGGTTGGTGTTATCATAAATAACTAAGTACTTCATAATAGATTGCCTTTAATAAATTGAACGGTTAAAGTCGCCCCTGCCGATCCAACTAATCCAAGGAAAGCAATATTAAAATTACCACTTCCATCTTGCGCAACGGTAATAGAGGCTGAATTGTGACCTGTAAATGAGTTGCCCGTTGTATTAACTGCACCCAAACCGTAGCGAACGTTTGTAGACGTTGTTTTACAAATAAGCATTTCAAACTGCGAGGTTGTTCCTGCCGATTGCAAATACCTTGCACCACCTGAATTCACGTTCATTCCTACCGTTGTATTTCCCGTTCCTGCGGTTCGCTCGATCAATCCCGAAATACGAATAACACCACCGACTGGAATGTTTGCAGAAGCTACCGTAAACGTAGTTAAAGTAACCGCAGTGGTTGATGTAGTACTTAATTGGCTAACGTCTTGGAAAAGGCCTGTAATACGGTTTAAAGCGGTTTGTGTGGCCGTGCTTATTGGCTTATTTGCATCGCTTGTATTATCCACGTTTCCAAGTCCAACCATTGATTTGGTTACTTGCTTGTTCTTCCATAGGTCGGTTGAACTTTCGTAAATCAAAGCATCGTTATTGGCTAACGTTGCTGGGTCAATAAACACGTTGTGAAGTTCGTCTAACTCCCAACCGTTCATGATCTTTACATAGATTTTCCCGTTGTTAGCGTGCGAATATTCCACGTAACCAATTACCACGATGTGACCCGTAGAACCGTTTGGTTTTACGTTGGTCATGCGCCCCGCAGTTGTTGGGCTTAAATATAACACATCGCCATCAGCCCAAGTTTCACCTTGCAAGCTTCCAGTAG